GGCCTTTAAGACAGGCACATCAGCACGTGGACCTTGGCAGGGTTATATGTGTGCAGCACCCAAGGGTGCATTAGATAAGTGCGAGACTATCTGGGTCCGATAACTTATGCGAGGGCCTTGGAATTACGAGGATCCACGCTGTAAGAACATAGACACAGAAATCTTTTATCCACCAGAGGCAGAACATCCACGAGAGATAAATTATATTTTATCTATCTGTGGTAACTGCGTACACCAAGTTGAGTGTGCTGACTGGGGAATTAAGAACGAACGCTTTGGTATCTGGGGTGGATTAACTCACGGTAAACGAGCACACATTCGTAAGATCAAAGGTATAGTCATTCCGTTTGGAGAGTTCAGTGCTTGATTTACAGCGTGCGTGGGGAACTGTGCTTACTAAAGCCACTCCCCTTCCGGACGTGTGGGTTGCATTAGCAGAGAAGCAGATTAAGTTCCGTAGGGGACAAGTCTGTATGGTAGCTGCAGCACCTAACGCTGGTAAATCAATGTTCGCACTCATCTATGCAGTAAAGGCAAAGGTACCTACGCTGTTCTTCTCAGCAGATACCGATACCACTACTGTTATGTTAAGAGCAGCGGCACACGCATCCGGTCATAATCAAGTTAACGTGGAGCAGAACCTTTCGACTGACTCCCATTACTACGACAGTTCATTTGATAAATTAAAACATATCAAGTGGGTCTTTGATTCCAGTCCGTCACTCGATGATATCGAGTTGGAGATAAAGGCTTATGTCGAGTTGTACGGCCAAGCCCCTGAGTTGATCATCATAGATAATCTTATGAATGTAGCTGCTGAGACAGACAACGAATGGGCTGGGCTTCGTGCAATTATGATGGAGCTTCACGATATGGCACGTAAGACTGAAGCCTGCGTACTGGTACTGCACCACGTCAGTGAGCAGTCAGAGTACGGTAGTCCAACAGAACCACCAGCACGTCGTGCTATTCACGGTAAGGTCAGTCAACTACCAGCACTGATCCTTACCTTGGGCTACAACCCTGAGTACAATGAACTTAAGATTGCTGCAGTAAAGAACCGCTTTGGTCCACACGCTGCAGATGGCAAGACCTATGCAATCCTTACTGTCAGCTACGCTAACTGTCAGATATCAGATAAGAACGCATACGGTGCAATGCTGGCAAGGGATGCACGTGCAGGCTACACTGGTAACTACATACCAGAGGATGAATACGGACACGAGGTAGCAGTATGAGATATATCCATTATGATTTCAGCTTCAAGGGATTTGCACTTGGCTTTTCTATTAGCAAGTGGTCGTGGAATATCGACCTTGGTTTCTTCTGGATAGGCGGTGAGTGGTAATGGCTAGTAGAGAATACCAACATATGCAGAATGAGATCAAGCAACTCAAGGCTGATATGGCCAACCTTGTAATGGCTTTGATTGAACTCAAAGTATTTAAGATTAAGATTGATAACGATGGCAACGCCATCTACGACACAGGTAAAGATGAGCAGTCCCAAGTACAATAAAGCTAAAGGCTCTGCCTTTGAAATAGATGTAATGAAATGGTTTCGTGGTCTTGGTGTCTTGGCTGAGCGCTTACGCTTGGCTGGCAAAGATGACGAAGGTGATTTAGTCGTAGTTGTCTCGGGACAGACATACGTACTAGAACTCAAGAACACGGCAAGGTTAGACCTACCGGAGTTCTGGAGGCAAGCAGAAGTTGAGGCGCTTAACTACGCTAAGGCTCGTGGTCTAGGGGAAGTACCACTGCATTATGTTGTAGTTAAGCGTCGCAACGCTGGCATAGAGAAGGCTTGGATAGTCCAGCCTATTGACCAATGGTTAAAGGATAAACAATGACACCAGTACCAGAAGGAATTATCAGTACATCAACAGGCCCATCAGAGCCAACACCATCAGCAGTAGAAGTAGCAGTTGAAGAAGTACTACCGGAAGAAGAGCTGGATCAAGCGTGATTTGCCAGCCTTGTATTGAAGGCGGTGAATACAACCGCTTGAACCAAATCAAACTTAGCCAAGCACATCACGACCAATGCGAGGGGTGCGTATGCCAGCACAAGACTGGTCCAGGGTACGTAAGACGGGACGGTTCACCGGTCCCATTGATGCGAACTCAATCCCCATAGATGCTATTGTCAGATTCTTTGGCGGTGAAGTAAAAGAGGGTAAGTCAGCTAGCGTCCGGTGCTGCTTACATACTGACAGTAGACGATCTGCTGTGATGAATACGTACGATAACTTGTACTACTGCCACACCTGCGGTAAAGGTGGCAATGCAGCTAACTTAGTGTGCATACTAGAGAACTTGGAGTTTAACGATGGCCTCAAACGTGCAATCGAAATTGCAGCTGGAAGCGGCGTTGCGATACGCACAACAGATAAGTCCAGAGGCAATCGTCGCGCTAGCAGAACGTGGGATATCTGAAGAGGTAGCTGCGCTCTATATGCTGGGCAGTGTGACTGATCCTATGAACGGTCACGAGATGGCTGATGGGTGGATATCTATTCCATACATCACTGCTATGAACCACTGCGTAGGCTTTAAGTTTCGCAGGTTAGATGATGGCAAGCCTAAGTATGGTAGCCCTACTGGGCAGAAGGCACACCTGTATAACGTAGTGGACTGCACTATCTTGAGTAAGCACATCGTGGTATGTGAAGGTGAGTTAGATACAGTCATAGTCTCTGGCGTGCTGGGTATCCCAGCAGTGGGTATCCCTGGAGTGCAGGCTTGGAAGCCACACTTTGCTAAGTTACTTAACGGCTATGACAGTGTGTATATCGTAGGAGATAACGACGTCAAAGAAGATGGCTCCAATCCTGGAGCTGAGTTTGCTAAGCGCGTGGCGTCTGAGGTATTAAACAGTGTAATTGTTACACTTCCTCCCAATATGGACATTAACGACTACTACTTAGCCTATGGTGAAGAAGCGACCAAGACTATGTTAGTAGGAGAGCAGAATGGATAAGGGTGAATGGCAACAGATGATACAGATTTTGCATACTTTGGGCTTCCACATCTTGCAAATGGACGCGGAAAAAGAGACGGTATTGATATGTCCAAAACCAACCCGCTAGTAGATCATCTTGCAGTGCGAGGCTACCGTACAGGTGGTGTATCTACTGATGACCTTACATCTTTCATTGAATCCTTTGCATCCCTGCGTGCCTCACGTGTGCGTGGTGTGGGCGCAGACCAGTATGCACTGGCTAAGGGCCAGAAGTTTGAAGCCTTTACTGTTGATGACACAATCAGAGAACTTGTTGAAGAGCTGGCTGATGCCAGCAACTACATAGACTTCCTTGCCATAAAGTTGCTGAACCTTCAGCACATTATAGATGAGGTACTCCCAAACTGTGACTGAACTTAACGCAAGTATCTACGACATCGTACCTAGTATTGCACGCGTTGTGCATAACCAATACAACAAGTATGTAGAGCGCGATGATATTAAACAAGAGTGTATACAGTGGGCGCTTAGTCGTGTTCAATATATCAACGAGCAGTTAGAAGTAGAAGATACTACTGAGCGTAGACATAACGAGCAGAAGATAGCGTGGCAAATGAAGCGTGTAGCAGAGCGCTACGCACGCAAGGAGAAGGCAGTCAAGTCTGGCTATCAGCAAGGCGATGAGGCGTTCTATCAGATAGGTACGCTGGGTCAGCTACTACCCTTTGTTATTGCATCAGTACTCGATGGTACTGTGATTGAGCAGGCGCAAGAGATGATTAAGGATGGGCAACCAAAGGGATCATCTAGCCCTGCAGAAGGTGGCAACCTACTGGCTATGCTCCTTGATATTAAGAAGGGTTACGAAGGGTTAGAGCAGGAAGACCAGCGCATACTGATGCTGCGCTACCACGAGAACCTTACCCTTGCACAGATTGGTGAGATACTAGAGTGCCACCTAACTACAGCAGATCGCAGATGCGACCACGCTTTGCGTGAGCTGAACTCTAAACTCGGTGGGCCGAGTCCATACCAATGACATTTAGTTTCAAGTGTATCTGTGGTGTAACTGTATCTGCTGACTCAGAGCGTCAGCTCTTTGCTTTACTTAAGCGTCACGCAAAGAATAGTGAGATACATATTGCACAAGGTTGGGAAGGCCACAAAGGTTATGGTGGCGACAATTAACGAGATCATCCTTTTCGACTTTCTTAAACTTAATCTATACCCAGACTTAGAGCGAGCACCTGGTATCTATGATGCCTTCGACTGCACCAGTGCCAAGGCCGGTCACTTCATTGAACTGAAGTGTCGCCAAACCCATTATTCTACGCTACTTATAGAGCAGATGAAGTACCGCAAGCTCATCACGCAGGCATACCATCGTGACCTACTGCCCTTCTATATCAACAGCACACCGCTTGGTATCTACTCCTTTGATCTGACGGAGATAGATGAGCCTGAGTGGTTCATCCACGAGATGCCAGCAACAACAGAGTTTGAGAACAGCAACAAGGTAGAGAAGGTAGTTGGTTACTTAGATACAGAGGAGGCTATCAGGCTATGACATATGAATACGAGTGCGCTAAGTGTGGTGACAGATACACAATGGAACGCAGGATGAGTGACCCAGAAGAGTTTCCGCAGTGCAGTCTCTGCCACAAACCTATGAGTCGCTTATGGTCTGCTCCTAGTATTGTCTTCAATGCACCTGGATTTTATAGTACGGATTCAAAGAAATGACATATCCTAATTGGTTTGAGTATGTTCGCCCTAACTTCGAGGAGTTCCTTACTCCACTAGCAGGCAAGGATGACCTGAAGTTCTTACAGCTTGGTGTCTTTACAGGAGATGCCAGTGTATGGATAGCTGAGAACATCCTTACTGGTAAGGGTTGCTGGTTGATTGATGTTGATACTTGGCAAGGTAGTGACGAGGCTGATCATAAGTCAATGGACTTTGATGATGTCTATGCTGCGTATAAACTTAAGACTGCTTTATATAAAACTAGAATTAAAAATAGAATTAAAAA